CACAAGAACGCAGAATGTAAGTGCGGCTGCTACACGCACATTTAATCTTCTTCCTCGTAGTCAGGGTCTACGGCTTGCCAAGTATTAGTCTCCAGCATTGAGGTCAGGGAGTCTTTCCACAAGACACCTACCCGCTTGATGAGGTCATCCGCTACGTCAGGATTCCACGATGCGCCTTCAGCGGTCAGGGTAACCGTCAAGTCGCCGTACTGGAGCCGACATATAAGGCTCCTCGTGTTAGTCGGCATCGTACCTCGCTAAAGAATCGTGGATCAGGAAATATGCTACCCCGTCCACCGCATTGTCCCTGGCGTAGCCAGCCTTGCTACGGCTGATCTTCACCAGCACCATCATCAACGCCACATCCATCGCTGATATATCTGTCCCCAGGAATCCGCTCCACATTTCAGCGATACGGGACAGGTTCTCGTCGTAGTTGCCGTACTTCTCCTGCCGGTCCTCATCCACCAGCCGGAGCGCATCAACGGCGATAGTCGGGTCAGTCATCAAGCCAGACCTGATACTGCGCGGTAACTCTTCCCTCGCGGGGGTTGATGAAGTGGAGACGCTGTGAAGGGACTGCGGATGAAGCCAATCCGACTGCGGCGTACCGGTTGTCTGACTCTGTTGATCCGGTTCCATAGATCGCTCCTGCTCCGTCTGCGAGGCTTGATTGGTAGTGCGTGTGGTAGTGCCCAACATATACGTCCCTGAAGTCCCAAGGGTACGACCCGCTCCTCCACCGGTTAACGTGGTTCGTGATCGTGTTTGTTGACGCAAAACCGCTGCGTCCAATTTCGTCTCCGTGTATGAGTAGCGCCCTGTAAGCGCCGACCTCAACCCGCTGTATATCTTCACCGGAATCCTCCCAAGTAACTTTCGCTCCGCTTGACTTCAAGATTTGACGAGCCAACTCGTAAGTCATCCGGTCAGCGTTATCAGATCTGGGAACAGCGTCACGCCTGCTGCCGAGCCGCCCGTGATTACCCCACTCACCGATCACAGTCACCGATGGGTATACAGCCAGCGCCCTATGCACTACCTCAACGATCAGGTTGGCGACGGTCACGAACTGCTCAAACAAGGTCGCGTCAATCTCAAACGGCTGCGTCGGGAAGTTAAACAAGCCCTCAATCATGTCCCCGCCGAACAGGATCACGACCTCATCTACCGGATGGGCTTTCCGCTGAATGTCCGTGATTTTCGTGGCTTTATCCACAAACCTGTGGACGCGCTTGTGCATAACCTGAGAGTTGTAGGAAGGCGTAAGTTTCGCGCCCTGCCAGTCCGTCAAATGCCACAATGCGACCTCAGAACCGGCCTTAGAGCGGCTTTTAGCCACCCTGGGTGTCTTGGGTAGGGGGTGGGATAAAACAGCGTCACGGGCCGCTTCTATCGTGGCCTCAACTAAGTGGTCCGTCTTAGCCTTAGCCTTCTTCAAATCCCGCTGAGTCCTAACCAGGGCAGCCCGTAAATCCTCAATCTCCTGCTGCTGCGCTAAACCGTCCTCGCTGAACTTCTCCTCAAGACTCATCAGCCATACACACCCTCCGGTGGCGGCGCACCGAGGTTTCCCCGATCTTGTACCCCTCAGACTTCATGATCTGACTGATACCCAGAGAACTAACAGTCTTATCGTTCAGGGCCGCATCTAACGCCCTCGCCTCAGAATCAGGCAAAGTTTTCAGCAGATTGCAAGATACGCACTTAACGCCGGGGGAAGGCCGCTCATAGTTGGCAAATCGGTCGGCAAGGCTCATACCTCTAACCTCTCGTAATGGCTACGGTCCTTTAGACCATACCTTACGAGCGCCACTAAGAAGCCATTGCCACGAGTATTGAGTGTCTATTTTTCGGCTGGTCCAGTCTTTGTGATTGGCGAGCCTGTACTTAAAGCCATTCCAGCCGGCGGCCTCACGGACAGCGCAATGCAAGCGCCGCAAGGCTTTCTTCTCCTCCAGACTAAAGTCCTTCTTCCGACCCGCTGAAACGACCTCTGTGCCCCAGGTAGCCCAATTCGCCATGTTGTCAGGGATACCCCAACGACTCCAGCGAGTGCCCTTAAACGAGCCACGCCCAGCGTGCCACACAGGGCCAGCAGAACAAATATACGTATGCCCGTCGCTGTCAATCACCGCATTAGCGTAAGGAACTCTTGTGCTTCTGTGGATGACATACTGAACCACTCCTGGGTTCCCGTTCGGGTCCTTGGAGTCACCACCCGCCGTGTGATGCGCGATAGCCATGACCGGCTTATTCCCTTTGCCATACCGCCAGCGACCGTTATGGCGCTTAGTCCAACCATCAACAAACGTAACATTCTCAGCGCCCAGCCACTTCACACAAGACTTCTTCAACCTACGTTGAAACGCGCTCACTTACCCTCCACCGTAACACCGATGATGTCCTTCACAGCCTTCATCTCGCCCTCAATCGCACGCTGATCGAAAGCGATCTGATTCACACGGTCAGCGAGGCTAGTGCCACCATTCGGGAACAACTGATATTCAACACGCTCAAGCCGGTCACTAATCGTGCGGCCCTGGCGGTCAACACCAAGCATCTGGTCAATACGGTGAATCGCTTTATACGTGGTGTACCCAAACTTCACGACGACCAGCAGCGCAACGATTACCGCCGCTGAACCGACAAGCCACTCCACGACCATGAAGTCGGTGATGTCCATGACTCAATGCTCTTCAGGCTCCTCGCCAGAAGGCGGGAGGTCAGGAGTCAAGTGCGTGAGAGCGAGAGTGGGCGCGAGAACCGCAGCGATAGCGGCGATCCACAAAGGCGCAGTAGCCTCACCAATCACACCGTAAGCGACAAGCAGCGGGACCGCAGCGAGAGCGATCCCGTACAGCCACTTGCGTCCCTCACGAGACATCAACTTATCCATCATGGGGTTTCTTCAACCTCTTCAACGACAGGAGCAACGAACTCATCAAGGTCGCTGTCGTAAGTGAAACCGATACCCGCATAGCGGGAACGGATGTTTCCGTTGTAACTTGTGCGTAGCCACTTACCTGTCAACCCGATACCGTGGATGTACGCTTCAATCGCTGCATCACTTTCCGTAGCGTCAAGGTTGTCAGGGACAACGATGACCTCACGGACGATGCCGTCCTCAATGCGTGCTGCGTGTGCCATTTCTTTTCTTCCTCTTCCCTTAGATTGCGTACCGAATGATTACGATTCCGCTGCCACCAGAGCCGCCTGTACCGTTGCCAGCAGCACCTCCACCGCCGCCAGTATTTGCTGTTCCGCTAGTTGCTGTTCCTGTTTGCAAACCTGCGCCGCCACCTCCAGCACCGCCTGAACCGGGCGTTCCTCCAAGGTATCCAGCAGCGCCGCCACCGCCTCCTGCACGGGTTACGGAACTTCCAGTAATTGAGGATGCTCTGCCGTCGCCGCCAGCACCACCGTTACCTTGATTAGTAGTTATAAACGTTCCATCACTACCAGAAGTGGAAGCACCACCTCCACCGCCGCCACCAGTTTGACTTTGCGCAGTTCCGTTACCACCAGAATTGCCTTGATTCAATTGACCCGATGCTCCTGTACGGTCAAGAGCATCTAAAGCAGAGGCTCCGCCTCCACCGCCACTTCCTCCGCCAGTTCCAACTCCTCCAGCGTAGCCCCCACCTCTGCCACCACCGATACCGATATATGGACCCGCTTGGGAAGAAGAACCCTGACCTGCTCTAAATGCGCTTCCATTTCCTGCGCCACCGGCACCAACAGTAATGGTTACGCTTCCCGCAGGCAGATACAAGTTACTTTCCTCAAAATATCCACCAGCGCCAGCACCACCTGCGCTATATCCACCTGCGCCGCCACCGCCGCCAACAACGAGACAGTCCACGAACCCCGGCGCACTCACCGTCAACGATGAAGAAGAAGTAAACGAGTGAACACGGTACGACTGACCAATCACACCATTACTACCGTCACCGACATAAGTAGTCTCAGTACCACCACTCGCTACGAATCCTGCTGCTGAGCCACCGATGATGGTGCGAACGATCACGATACCGGAACCACCGTTACCGCCGTCACCGGAACCACCAGCACCGCCGCCCCCGCCTCCGGTGTTGGCCGTACCAGCCGTGCCAGAACCCGTAGAACCGGCTCCACCTCCACCTGTTCCACCCGCACCGCCTGATCCGCTTGCTGCACCACCACCGCCACCGCCAGCGCGAACAGTTGCAACATTGTCAAGACTTGTAGATAGACCAGAACCGCCAGCACCACCAGCGGAACCCGTGCCGTCAGCACCTACGCCTCCTGCGCCGCCTCCACCGCCACCGCCGTATGCGCTACCCGCGAAACCAGCACCACCATCAGAACCAAGACCAGACACGCCAGCCCCGCCGACTCTGCTACTTGCGGCCTGACCGCCGCCACCACCACCAGAGCCACCCGGCTGACCATTCTCGTCATAAGTAGCGCCACCGCCGCCACCAACACCGTAATAGTCACCTAGTTTTGATGAACCGCCATTCGTGCCCATGCTGCGGTCTGTGTTGCTGTAATCCGCGCCAACGCCACCCGCACCAATCGTGATGGTATGGCTGCCAGCAGAAAGGTAGGCAGAGGTTGATAGGTGACCGCCTGCGCCGCCTCCTCCACCGCCGATGCCTGCTGTTGAGCGATCAGCACCGCCTCCGCCTCCACCAACGACGAGTACATCCACAAAACCAGACGAAGCAACAGTCAGCGTCCCACTAGACGTATACGTGTGAACACCGTACTGAATATCACCACTCGTGTACGTCGTGTACGTCCCGCCACTCAGTTGAGCGAAACGACCAGCCGAAGGAATATCAACACCAGCGTTCAGCGTCACTTCCGATAACCGTTGAATACCCATCTTATGCTGTCCTCACTCGCACGATCACGACACCGCTGCCGCCGGAACCGCCAGTAGTACCCCCGCCGCCACCGCCGCCGCCTGTGTTAGCGGTGCCGCTTCCTCCTGTGCCTGTATTCCCATCTGATCCATCGCCACCACCTGAGCCTCCTGTGCCTCCTGTGGGATTCCCTGAACCAGCACCGCCACCGCCATAGTTAGCGGCTGATCCGGTTATGGACGATGAAATAGGGCTGCCTCCATCGCCGCCGATACCGCTTGCTGCATCTGAGCCGACCGATCCAGCGCCGCCTCCTCCTGCGCCAGCATTTACGACTGCGCTTGATCCGCCGTCGTTACCTTGTCCACTAATACCCGCAGACCCGGTTGAGTTCTCCAAAGCGCCGCCACCAGAGCCACCCGGATTTCCTGATGGGATCATGAAAGAACCACCACCACCACCACCGACACCGAAATAAACACCTACGCGACTAGTGACCCCTTGACCCCCTGAGGCGTTGCCAACACCCGACACCGAACCACCAGCGCCGACCGTTACCGTGTGCGTGCCTGCGGAAAGAAAAACATTGTCATTGAGAACGCCGCCAGCGCCACCGCCACCTACGGTTTGATTAGTCTCGTTTCCTGTGCCACCACCGCCCCCACCGCCCACGATGAGCGCATCGACGTAGCCAGCCACATTTACAGTCAGCGTGCCACTGCTCGTGAACTCAAAGTACGAATACGTCGCTGCGCCAGAAGAATACGAGCCAGTCGCCGTGTTACCGATAGAAGCGAAACCAGCGACCGGGGTGTACGGACGCGCTACACGAATAACAACCTTACCGGAACCGCCGTTGCTTGATGCGTTTGCAAGGTCGTAAGATCCACCACCACCGCCGCCTGTATTGGCTGTTCCAGCAGTTCCATTGACTAGGCCGCTAGATCCTCCGGTTCCGCCGCCACCCGATCCGCCAGTACCCCCACCAGTCGCGCCGTTTGCACCACCGCCACCGCCAGCATAAGTAACGGATGATCCAGTAATGTCGCTAGAAACACCTGCGCCGCCGTCGTCACCACTCGCAGCGCCACCAGCACCAGAGCCGCCGCCGCCACGACCAGCCGCCGCTGCTGCGCCATTTGATGCAGTTAGACCGCGACCGCCGTCAATAGCAGCACTCGAAGCCTCACCACCGCCACCGCCAGCGGCTCCGTCCTGACCAGACCTGTAACCCCCATTACCGCCACCGCCAGCGCCGCCGCCTACTGCGGTGACCAATAGTGCGGATTTGTTTCCCTGACCACCGCGGTTGTTAGTCGCTGCGCTTCCCCCCGCGCCGACAGTCACGGTGTGAGAACCAACGGGGAGATAACTTGACGTAAGAGTGAACACATGACCTGCGCCGCCGCCGCCGCCTAAGCCATAGCCTCCTCCCCCACCGCCGCCACCACCGACAACGAGAACATCAGCCAACCCCGCCTGCGAAACCGTGATAGACGAACTGGAATCGAACTCCCAATAGTCATACGTCACCCCACCAGACGAGTAGTCACCCGTAGGCGTGTCACTAATGACAGCGTTCGCCGTTTGACCGGCACGCTGCAATCCACTACCACTAAAGGAAGTAAGAGCCATGTTATGAAATCTCCGAAAGGAAAGCCGAGAACGAAATCGTGTTCGCTGAACTAGACACCCGCAGGTACTTAGACGCATCCATCGTGATACCCAGCGTGAGAGCCACCGTGTCATTACCGGCAACGCTCGCGTCATACACGAGGAACTCGTCAGCACCCGGCGTGCCAGCCGCTGTGTCCAAGCCCACGCGAACTGTGATAGCCGACGAGGACTGATTACAGATCACGAGGGACGAGATGACCGCCTCAGTAGAAGCGGGGGTCGTGTACAGGGTGGCGTATGTTCCCGTAGAGGCCGTGCCCTGTACCTGTGCATATTTGTAGGCTGTCGCCATTGTCTTACGCTCCCATCAAAAAGAAGATATCTTGCAAGCCAGCCCCGCCACCCGTAGACGCAGACCATTTCAATCCTGTCGCTTCCGCTGAGTCCGC